CTGAACACGTATTTCAAACGTACACATCCTCTGGTGAAACATTCTATGGTGCCAACCAAATTCTTGAAGATATGGATGGACAAACGGATAAACCTTTAGTCGTCTGTGATAACCAAATTGTAGTTATTGGTGGTCAAAGATCTGACGCTGATTCTAGAGGTGCGAATACAAAACTCGTGGTAAATGGTGATATTGAGTTCGGTGGTGGTGGTGCGTTCAGATTGACAGGTTTTGCCTTTTCAACAACAACATCCGATCCATCGATTAACATAATTAGAAATATCCTCGATGGTAGTACACGTCGGCCATTAACATTTGTCCATGAGATTGACGATAATAATGACTCTGAATTTGCCCGTTTCGATACTGGTGGAAACCTGGGTATAGGTACATCGGTTGTAGACTCAAATGTACACATTTATAACGCAAATACAGATGACCAAACACTCCTCAAACTCGAGAGTCCTGGTACAAACAAAGAAACTGGTATGCTCATCTACACGGGTGAAGGTGAGGGTGGGTACCTAAAGGGGTTCAGTGATTCTGTTAACGGGACTACAGGTCTCATAGTGGGTGTTGCGAACAATAGTACTCTCACAAACTGTATTCATGTGATTCACTCGAGTAATGTTGGTGTCGGTACAGCTCTACCCGGTCAGAAGTTCCATGTTTACGATGGTATGGCGCGTGTAGAAAGTGCCTCGAGTAATGCGACTATCGAACTCACGACAACCGCTGGAAGTTCCAATATTTACTCGGACACTACAGGTAATGTACACATTAACTCGATTTCGGGTGCACCAACAGTTTTCCTTGACAGTAATGTAGAGGTAGTGGGTAATTTCGCTGTAGATGGTGCTTTAGATTTAGGTAATCAGGTTGCGATTGGTCTTGATGGTGCTACGGCGAATACAGCACTTCACGTGAATGGTGGTATCATCACAAATTCTGACCAGGTTTCCACAAAAAAGTATTCGAACACATTTCCAATCAATGCGACTAATGGTCAAGATATCCAATTGACATTTAGACCAGGAACCTTCTATGCTAAGGTTGTGGCTGTCTTACGAGAGACATCGGATGTGCGCAATACAAGTACCATGATTCTCGAACTTTCGGGGGGTACTCATGATGGAACCACGGCATCAATGTACGATATCGCGGTTGGTACGAAAAACCTCTTTGGTGCAACGAATGCATACCCATGGAGTGCTACAGTGACTGCAGGTACACGAAGTATCGATATTCGTCCAAATGATTTGACTGATCGAAACTACATTTACGATATTTCAGTCGAAGTGACATCCGCGTGTGATGGTGGACTTACCAAAATTTCACATAAAAATAACGATTCCCCAGCTGATCTCGACAATGGTGTAGGCGGTCAGTTGACCCTGGCGACATTCACTTATTAAATTTACTACGAGGGAGTACCTCGCGGTAGATTCAACATTTACGCCCTGATGGAATCAGAGACGGCTAGTGCAACTACGCCGACAATGAAAGCCATGATGACGTAATTCATTTCAGTTTCTTCGCGACCGACCTGAGGCTTTACAGGTTCGGCCTTGGCCTCGGCGACAACTTCTTGCTGTCGAACGGGAGGCTCGAGCTCCTCAAGCGGACAATACGCTATCATTTATATTAGTTTAGAGATTTATTTCGGTCTTCTTCTTTCGACGAGTTCTCTTGGGTTTACTGGCACCCACATTTACCTCCTTGACCTCACCTCCTGTGGAATCACCAGAGATGGACATGATGTCAGAGAGATCATCATCCTCCTCGACGGGCTGAGGTGCAGAGGGAGCCTGTCCCATTGAGGTGTTCATGGGGGGTGGGGGTGGCATAGAGATTCCACCCATCAGGCTAGAAATGTCAAGGCCTGGACCCTGCATCTCATATTGCCCCGAACCACCCACTGGTGCCTCAGTGGCGGGACCACCAGGGGCTCGTGTGGTGTTCTGAACCGCCGCCATCATGTTCTTCACAAGATCGGGGTTCTGCTTCATCACATCGTTCATGTTGGGCATAACCGACTTGAACATGCTATTGGTAAGGTGGAACATCATCGCCGAACCACCAAGCATCATAATGAGCTTCACTTCGGGGGCGACACTGACCTTCGAGCGATACTTGACATATAACTCCTCAAAAACGCCGTCATAATCGTCAACATTCTCCATAACGGATTCAGACCACCCCTCAAGCTGAATCTCAAATGGGTTGTAGCGCTTGTTCAAAAACTCAAGCCCAGTGACACAAGCGACCAACATACGACGAGAGAAGCGAACGGATTGTTCAACATCAATACTGTATGTAATCCTCTTCACCTCCGACCTGAGCTCATCGACACTCGAGTACGCGTTCAGGCGCTTGTTAACAGCGAACCCCTTCTTTTCAAGTCGAGCCAACTTATTAATAAGATCCGACTTCTCTTCATCCACCGAAGTGTACCCCTTTGATGGTTGTTCACCCTGATCACTCCCATCAGGTCCCATCATGGGTTCATCATCAAACATCATGGGTTCATCTTCACCGTAATCAATCTCTTCATCAGGCTGTGGCTGCGCTGGGGCACTTTGCTTGTTGGGATTTACAAAAGCATCCATCGCCTCCTGTTGCTGGAAAGATTGTTGAGGTCTCTGCATAGGCCTGTTTGGTCTAGGAACCGGCTTTGGACGAGGTGCAGAAATCTGAATCTCATCCATGAGAGCCTGTTCATCAGCATCTAATTTCATTACAGTCGTTTGACCCCTATCGAGTACGATTTCTTCGTCCATCTACTGTCTATGTAGAAACTAAGAAAATCTCTTTAACGCACTTTAAAAAAATCTATGTCTATTATAAATGTTTAAACTTAACTTCAACAAGAGTGATCGCAACGCTCTCACAGCCATGGCCGTCTTGATGGCCCTCATCGTTGTCCTGTCTTTCATGAACGCGAAGACTTCGAAGTACCAACCCAGGCCAATTAAAATTGTACCAGTCAGCGAGGAATCTCTCTTTGGTCTCAAGCCCGAGCTCGACTGTGTCGCCGGTTCGGGTAAGAAGGACAGCCCCTACTCGGTTGGTCTTACTCCAGGTGGCCTCTGTGGTGCCCAAAAGCTCGTGAGCGCGCATGCTGGGTATGAGATTGAGGATGGAATCGGCGGATCTTTAATCTAATCTAATAGTAAATGGCGTTGATCACATCACCATCGGATTCGATCCCGGACCTAAACTACGAATATCACACTATCACAATCGACACCATCGATCAGAGTAGTGCGAACACATTCACATGCTTTCTCAACCAGCCAATAAAAAATATTGTACAGGCTCGACTCCTCGCTGCTCGTATTAATACCACTACAGCCACAGAGCACTGTTATGTTTCCATTGATGAGTTGAACACAGTCTTTTCTGACCGTGCATCCAACACGTACGAAGGTCAGGCGTCTCTAGGTGTTCTCAGAAACGCTTTTGCAAGTTTAGTTGTTCCAGATGATTTGACAAGTAATATCATCACTTTCAGGGATAATTATCCAATCGCAACCCAGTACATAAATCCCATTCGGAGAATTGACCGTCTCACTGTGAATATAAGAAACCAAAGTGGTGATCTTATAACACCCCCAAACCCCGCCGAAGATAATTTTTTGGTTATCCGGTTCGTGTGTAGAAAACCAAACCTGTAATTTTTCTCCCCTTAAAATAGTATTACCATGTCTGCCGGTGTTGTTCAATTGATCGCTATAGGAGCCCAGGATAAATATATCATGGGTAATCCCGAGATATCGTTCTTCAGTTCAACATTCAAACGCCATGCTAATTTTTCACAATCCATTGAAAAACAAACCATCCATGGAGCGGTGAAAAACAATTCTATGTCTAGCGTCCAATTCGAGAGATCAGGTGATCTTCTCAGTTATGTCTATTTCACACTTGATGACACAAATCAAGCTCTCGATATTCAGCGATGGGATACCATTATTGATAAAGTAGAGCTTTTGATTGGTGGTTCCGTCGTTGACACTCAAGATGCCATCTTCACAGAGAAGATTGCTATTGATACGTTTGCCCAAAATGTATCTAGGAGTGCGAATGGTACACACCCAGGTGTAAGCGCTCGCTCCTTCTTTTATCCTCTTCGTTTCTTTTTCTGTGAGGGGCCACAATGTGCGCTCCCCCTCGTAGCACTAAACTACCACAATGTCGAAATCAGAATTCATTGGGCCACTGCAGCCTCTAATTACAATGTTGAATGTTTCGCAAATTACTATTACCTCGACAATGAAGAACGTGGTCAGGTTGCCACAAGGAAGCACGATCTTCTCATTACACAGGTACAGAAAAACATCCCCTCAAACGCTCTCATTCAAGAACTTACATTTAACCACCCCGTAAAGTATCTCGCATCCTCGGATACAACCACAGATGGTGCCCTTACATCCCCCACAAACAAGATTAAATTGAACATTAATGGTCTCGATGTGAGCAACTACAGATGGGGTAAACCACACTTCATAGATGTGATGAGCTATTATCACACAAACTTCGTGACTTCCCCAGATTTCTTCCTTTATTGTTTCTGTCTCTCCACGTCCAGCTTACAACCCACAGGAACACTCAACTTTAGTCGTCTCTCTTCGGCTACTATCATGAGTGAGTCTATGAATATCAATGACCCAATCTATGCAGTAAACTACAACATACTTCGGATAGAAAATGGGATGGCAGGTCTCCTCTATGCAAATTAAAATACAACACTATAATAAATGGTCAAGACCTTGCCGACCATTGAAAGGTCGACGAAGATTAGGTTTGGTAAAAATGTCCAAGAAGACCAGGGTGAGAATACGATTGTTCTAAATGCGAGTAATACCGTAGTTGATGCATCGGATGCTGGGGCTGTTTATATAACACCAGTTCGCAACTTTCGCGATTATGTTGGTAAGCCTGAAGTTGTATTAATGATGTATAACACATTAACAAAAGAATTAACCGAATCTGGTGAATCAGCACAAGATATCATTGGTAATGTTGGTCTTGATGAGGTTGCCAACCAAGGTAATGCCACATCGAATACTATAATTTTTAATAATAATACTACTGCAATTGTCACTACAGGTAAAGTGGGTATTGCAAATACTTCACCAGGTCATACATTAAGTATCGGTTCAAATGTGTATATAGATGATGTAGGACCGTCGAACGTTCTTGTAGTCAATGGCGGTGTTTCTATAGAAGGAAATCTAGCAGTAAATGGTGGGATCACTACGATTACAACGGAAAACTTAATTATTGAAGATGCCATCATAGAAATTGGTAAAAACAATACATCTGAGGATACGACCCTTGACCTCGGTCTTATCATGACTCGACCAGGGTCCAATGTCACGGTCGGTTTTAAAGAAGTTGAAAATGAGATGGTACTCGCCTACACACAAAGTAGTGCGTACAGTAATACGATTACTCCGATAGTTTCGGAAGACCTGGATGTACACGTGTACGGTGGTGTTCTAACAGAATCTAATGTGGGTATAAAAACAACAAGTCCCGACGCAGAATTACATGTTGTTGGTAATGTGTACGTGTCTTCAAACCTGACCGTGGATGGGGATACCCTTCACGTTGATGCGGAGAACGACTCCGTTGGTATCAACACTAAAAATCCTAACGCCAACCTCCACGTTGTTGGTAATGTGTATGTCAGCTCAAACTTAACTGTGGATACAGACACTTTCCATGTGGATGTGGAAAACAAGTCTGTTGGAATTGAGACCAAGAATCCTGACGCTAACCTCCATGTTGTTGGTAATGTGTACGTCAGCTCAAACCTAACCGTGGATGGAGACACGCTTCATGTCGATGTGGAAAACAAGTCTGTAGGAATTGAGACCAAGAACCCTGATGCTAACCTCCATGTTGTTGGTAATGTGTACGTCAGCTCGAACTTAACTGTGGATGGGGATACCCTTCATGTCGATGTGGAAAACAAGTCCGTTGGAATTGAGACCAAAAACCCCGATGCTAACCTCCATGTTGTGGGAAATACTTACATTTCTGAAGACTTAACTGTAGCTACTAATACCCTTCATGTTGAATCTTCGGTAGAACGTGTTGGTATCAAAACAAAAACACCCGATGCCGAACTTCATGTCGTTGGAAATGTGTATGTCGGTTCAAACTTAACTGTTGACACGGATACTTTCCATGTTGATGTGGAGAATAAATCTGTAGGAATTGAGACAGTGAATCCCGACGCTAATCTCCATGTTGTTGGTAATGTGTATGTCAGCTCGAACTTAACTGTGGATGGTGATACCCTTCACGTTGATGTCGAGGCTGACCACGTTGGCATCAACACCAAAAACCCCAACGCTGAATTGCACGTTGTCGGAAACGCCTATGTGTCATCAAACCTAACTGTGGATGGTGATACCCTCCATGTAGACGTGGAGGCTGACCACGTTGGTATCAACACTAAAAATCCTAACGCTGAGTTGCACGTTGTTGGAAACGCCTATGTATCTTCAAATTTAACTGTGGGTGAAGATACCCTCCACGTGGATGTAGGGGACAAGTCCATAGGACTTGGAACGGTGAACCCCAATGCCAATCTTCACGTCGTGGGTAATGTGTATGTCAGCTCAAACCTAACTGTGGATACTGATACCCTTCATGTGGATTCTGTGAACAAGAGAGTTGGAATTGAAACGGTGAACCCAACCTCAAATCTTCACGTTGTTGGGAACGCTTATGTGTCTTCCAATCTAACCACTGATGGCACTCTCACCCTAAACCATCCCACAACTGCCATCCTCACTGACCTCACTTCGAACGTCGAAGTGAAGCTGAATCAAATGGCGAACGTGAGCATCAATACACCCGTCGCTGATCAGTTACTCGTCTATAGCGGGGCGGATTGGATAAATGAGTACCCCCTGCATACATATATACGTATTCATAATGACGCTGGTACCGACCTTTCAAAAGGTGATGTGGTATATGTCAAGGGTGCCCACAATCAAAACATTGTAAATGTTGGACTTGCGAGAGCTGATAGTCCATCTACGATGCCCGCAATTGGTATAGTAAATGATGCTACTATCACACAAGGTGGTCAGGGTGTCGCTGTGGCGTATGGTAGAGCACAAAGTGTAAATACACTAGGTTTCATAGAAGGTGAAACTTTGTATGTGAGTAATACCGTCGCAGGTGGGTTGTCAAATGTGAAACCTTTTTACACCGACTCAGTTCCAGATAGTATTCAAAATGTGGGAGTGGTGGTTAAAGTTGGCGAAACTAATGGCACTATCTTCGTCACGGGTATCGGTCGTGCCAATGATGTTCCCAACGCCCAAATTGTTCTTGACGAGGGGGATATCAATTGGGTTTATGTGAGCGACCAAAATAACGACTTTCAGAAGATTGAACCATCCAATCTCTTGACCCAACTCCAAACGTTCGAACAAGTCTCTGCGGCTGGGAACGTGGTCTCGAACATCATGTCGTTCACAAACTCGACCACGAGTATCGTGACTACATCAAATGCCATCGTAGGTGGAAATATCTCGGTCGCAGACCTCACAGATCCTCTAAAAAAACATTTACCCATGGTCGATAGTGATGGTTTCTTTGAAAAGTCTCCTGTATATATCGAAAAATCCTCAGGTAAATACGTGATTTCAGCTTCGGAAGCCGAATTCTTAGGTAATATCACACTGAGTGGTAACACCACCATCCTAAACTCTGAGTCTGTAACAATTTCTGATCGCATATTTGGTGTCGCCGCGAACAATTCGGCTTCCCAGTTGGATAGTGGTTTCTTGATTGAACACCAAGAGGGTGACCCCCTCGAGTATGCCAACGTTGCTCTCATCTATCACGCAGATGAACACCGCTTTTCATTGAGCTACACACAAAATACTTTTACGGATAACCATATTCTTCATCTCGACGATGCCGACCACAGAATGCTCATAGATTTCTATGGAAATGTAGAGGTGCGTCACGACTTGATAGTTGAAGAGAATATGAATGTTGTTGGTACATCCTTACTAAGTGGAGACCTCACTGTGGGTGGAGCCTCCAACCTTTTCGTGGATGTGAGTACCTCCAACGTTGGTATCAACGAGGGGACACCCTTACGAAACCTCGATGTCAATGGTGACGCAAGGATACAAGATACAACGGATACATCTTCCACGAGTGGAGGCGCCCTCGTGGTTTTGGGTGGTTTGGGAGTGGCTTCAAACATCCACTCTACAAATGTATATGCTGGGTCCCATGTGGGTGTAGGAACCATCTCTACGACCAGACCCGTCCACGTGATGGCTAATAGTGTAGGTGGCGTCTATATCAACGGGGATGGAAACGATGCTCGGGTAGCCCTCGAAGCCACTGGAACTACAGCAGACCCAGTGGCGTCCTTCACTGTCAATGGAGGTGAAGCCTTTTCTGTGGGTATTGATAACTCTATCAACGATACGTTCAACATTTCGAACCATGCATCAGATGTGGGAACAAACGCGAGACTCACCATGACCCCCGCGGGTATCACGACTCTCACGAACACCACGGATGCTACGAGCACAACTGATGGAGCTTTAATAGTTTCAGGTGGTTTGGGGGTCGCTCAAAGTGTCTATGCTACTACATTTAGAGGTACGACCATCACGGGAACAAACCTCTACGGTACCCTAGCTGGGTCCAATACAGCTGCAGTAAGCGACTTGACAGCCTCGGCCATGGTAAAGGGTGCAACCCTCACAGGAACAAACCTCTATGGTACCCTAGCTGGCTCCAACACAGCTGCTGTAAGCG